AAAATCTGATCTTGATTGGGATGCAATTTTTTCTTGCTTAAATCAAATCAAAGATGAACTTAGGAATAATATGCCATATAAGTTTGTAGAAATATATGGTGCAGAAGCTGATGATATTATCGGTGTTCTTTGCTCAGAATATTCAGAAGAAATCATGATAATTTCTGGAGACAAGGATTTTATTCAGCTTCAAAAATTTCCTAATGTAAAACAATTCAGTCCGATCACTAAGAAAACAGTAAATGGTGAAAACCCTGGCGCATATCTTAAAGAACATATTTTTAGAGGTGATACCGGCGACGGTGTTCCAAATGTTCTGTCTCCCGACAATACATTTACTGATGGAATAAGACAAAAACCATTAGGTAAAAATAAAATTGCTTCATGGATGGAACATGATTTTGAAGATGTTGCTCCCAATGATGAAGTGAAAAGAAATTATCAAAGAAATCGCAAATTGATTGATTTGACATACACACCAGAAGAACTTTCTTCAGAGATAATTGATACTTATAAGGAAGCTCCATATGGTGATCGAAGCAAACTACTAAATTATTTTATACAAAAGAGATTACGAAATCTCACAGAATCTATAGGAGAATTTTAAAATGAATTTACTAATTTCAGAAGTCTTGGAAAAGGTTTCAAAAGTCAAAACTAAGAAGGAAAAGGTTGCTATTCTTAGAGAGAATGATCATCAATCTTTAAGAATGGTTATCAAGTCTTCCTTTGATCCAAATATTAAGTGGGCATTACCAGAAGGTGAGGTTCCTTATGCTCGTAACGATGCGCCGGAAGGAACAGAGCATTCTTCTTTATCGTATGAATCTCGTAAGTTATATCATTTCATTAGTGGGGGTGATAATCAAATTAATCAGAACAAGCGAGAATCAATGTTTGTTCAGCTATTAGAAGGTCTTCATGAAAGTGAAGCAGCACTTCTCGTTGCTGCAAAAGATAAGAAATTGCATCAACTGTATAAGGGTCTTTCTGCTCCTGTAGTCAAGGAAGCATTTAATTGGAATGATGAGTATATGGTTGATGATCATCATGTTTATCCTCAAACGCCGGGGTCAGCAAACGGATGATAATTGAAGACGATATCAAACTAGATTATTCCGATGTATTGATTCGTCCTAAAAGGTCAACTCTTACATCCAGATTTGATGTTGACCTAGAAAGAACATATACATTTTATCATAGTGGTAAAGAATGGACTGGCGTTCCTATTATGGCTAGTAATATGGATACCACTGGCACATTTGAAATGCATAAAAAGTTAAGTCAATCTGGTATGGTGACTTGTATTGCCAGACATTACAATACAAATGGTAAAAAATGGAATCAAGTAGAACGTAAAAACAATCTCTGTGTAATGTCTGGTATATCCAATGAAGAGATTTTAGAAATTGTAGGTGTTGCAAATACTTTTCCTGAGATTGTATTTGTTGGATTAGATGTAGCCAATGGATATACAATCAATTTTGTTGAATCAATTAAGCTTCTGAGAAGTCATCTTGGAAATAATGCAACCATTATTGCAGGTAATGTAGTTACTGCTGATATGACAGCAGAGCTTATTCTTGCTGGTGCTGATATTGTTAAAGTAGGTATTGGTGGTGGTAGTGTATGTACTACTCGTATTAAAACTGGAATAGGATATCCACAATTGAGTGCTGTAATTGAATGTGCTGATGCTGCACATGGCATTGGTGGACATATCATTGCAGATGGTGGTTGTAATTCATCTGGTGATATGGTAAAGGCCTTTGCTGCTGGAGCTGACTTTGTTATGATTGGTGGTATGCTTGCTGGTCATGAAGAATGTGATGGCAAGTTGGTGTTTGAAGATGATAATCCAGAACCAATCGGTATGGAGTTCTATGGAATGGCGTCCAAGACTGCAATGGATAAGCATGGCCATTCCAACAGAGAATACAGAGGAGAAGAAGGTAAGACAGTTACCGTTCCTTACCGTGGCTCTGTTGAACATACTGCTAGTGATATTCTGGGCGGTATTAGGTCTGCTTGCACTTATGTTGGAGCAAAACGATTAAAAGACTTGCCAAAATGCACTACATTTGTTAAAGTAAATAATACACATAATAGGATATACGAATAATGCCATTTATCGAACTTTTTTAAAAAATCGTTTAGAATCAATGACTTAGCGGCTACGATTTTCCTTGACATATACTGGTTTATGGTCTATACTTAGGTATAAATTGAAGAAGGAAGAGAAATATGACCGTTAATGTAGTGAAGAGATCAGATACCCTTGAAGAGGGTATTGACATCCTGATGCAGGCTATGGTTGATGATTATAGTGGTTTCATGCCCCCCGTTGAAAATCGACGGATTGAGATGAACGCTAGGTTCAAAGATGGACTGTCGTTCACGGTTGGTTCCAAATACATCAAGGTTTGTACATCGAATGGTGGCGAGGTGTCTTCCTTCATCGTCAAAACTGAGAATGACAAGAAGTTCAAGAAGGGTGATATTCTGAAGCCCGCTGGTTGGGCTGCTCCTGCTCGGAACGCTGCGAGGGGAAACATTCTTGATGGTGGATATCCTATCGACTGGACCGGACCCCTGTATCTTTAATGATTTAAGGCAATTATGATTCTTCACGTTAAAGGTTCCAATAAGGCAATTCGCAAGTTGGTTGAATCAGCTACTCGGTTCTATGCTGAGAAGTTGATGGGTAAGAGACTTACGGAAAATCTAAAAATTACCGTAAATCTCAAGAGAAATCTTCTTTCCAAGGAAGGCCTTGAAGGTAGTGCTGTTTGGGAAGACGATAGCTATCGTCCCAGAGAATTTATTGTTGAGATTGATTCTACCGTAAAGGTTCGGAACATTCTGCTTACTCTTGCTCATGAAATGGTTCACGTTAAACAGTGGGCAAAAGATGAGATGTATGAGTATTTGAATACTATCGGGATGGTTCGGTTTAAGGGTGAAAAAGTTCATCTTGATTCACTTGAATATTGGGATCAACCTTGGGAGATAGAAGCCTATGGCAAACAGTTAGGTTTGTTTATTCGGTATTGTGAAAATATGAATTTTGATCGTGAAGATATGAAAGAGGACGCATGATGGCGCTTGTTGAAATAATTTTGGCAGCAGTTATTTCAACTGCTGATATTCAAGCACAACAAATTACAGATAGAGCTCCAGAATGTCTTGCACTTAACATGTATTATGAAGCCAGAAGTCAAGGGACTGCTGGTCTTTTTGCTGTATCTGCTGTTGTACTAAATCGTGTTAATGACTCACGATTTCCTAATAGTGTCTGTGAAGTTATTGAGCAAGGCCCTATTAGAGAGAGTTGGAAAACTCGACAACATAAAGATTTACCAGCACATAAACGACAATATTATCCCATAAAAAATAAGTGTCAATTCTCATGGTATTGTGATGGAAAAAGTGATACTCCTTATAACAAAAAAAAGTATCAAGAGTTACTTGACTTATCTGAAGCAATCATGTATAATGAGATATCATTTGTATATATTACATATGGTGCATTGTTTTACCATGCAGATTATGTAACGCCTGGATGGGCAAAAACAAAACAGAGAACCGTGGAAGTACAAGACCACATTTTTTATAGATGGGACATTAAATGAAACGAGCAACACTTGAGATTATAGACCCTAATCTTGTTATTAAACCCCCAATTGTTGGTACATATTGTGTCAAAATCTATGAGGATGAAGAAGAAATGGGTGGTTGTTTTTTCAATACTATAGGAGAAGCAGAAAAATATATGAGAGCACATCAATGGGAAGATGACAATGATTAAGAAGGGACACTAAATGAATTTTACTGAATATCAAAACTTGGCATTGGCAACGGCAATTTATCCAAAAAAGTATGAAACAATATATCCAGCTCTAGGCCTATGTGGTGAGGCTGGTGAGGTTGCTGAGAAAGTCAAGAAGAGTATACGGGATGGTCTTGATTACTGGCAAGAAGAACAATTCAAAGAAGATTTGACTAAAGAGTTGGGTGACGTGTTATGGTATGTCGCTGCACTCGCAAGTGATTTAGATATTTCTTTGGATGACGTTGCTGAGAACAATTTACTAAAACTTGCATCCCGAAAGAAACGAAATAAGATTGGTGGTAGTGGAGACAATCGATGAATATTTTTTACCTAGACCGTGACCCTGAGATTGCTGCACAGATGATGTGCGACAAGCATGTAGTGAAGATGATACTGGAGAGCGCACAAATGCTCTCTACTGCTCATCGTGTTCTTGATGGTGATGAACATGCCGATAAAGCTGGTATGTACAAGATGGCTCACAAGAATCATCCTAGTGCAATTTGGGCCCGTTCCAGTATAGAAAACTATGTATGGTTATATGAACACATGGATGCTCTTATGGGAGAGTATACTTATCGGTATGGTAAGAAACATGCTACTGAACGATTGCATGGCCCACTCTACCGAGCGCCAGACCATATTTTAGAAATGCCGATGGGGTTCACTGACCCGCCCCAATGTATGCCAGATTATTGTAAGAATGAAGATGCTGTGTCTGCATATCAAACTTACTATATATTAAAGAAGTCAGATTTTGCAACGTGGAAACGTCGA